TGCTTTTGGTTATCAGACAGATTTAGAGAAGGAGCAAGAGTTCCGCACCATGATGGAGACAAACACTGGTGCTGCTGTCACTGGTGTATTAGCTGGTTCAATCGCTGATCCAACTAACTTAATTCCGCTTGCTCGTGCTCAGACAATGGCACAGTTTGTAAAGCAAGGAGCAACTGTTGGTGCTATTGCTGGTGGATTAGAACCTACCTACGAAGATGAGTTTGGTGATTCTAGGATTAAGAACATAGCGATTGGTACTGGCTTTGGTGCAGCCCTTGGTGCTGGTCTTGGTAAGTTAGTAGGCAAAAGCGAAGCATCTAAGATTGCAGCAGTCGAACCATCTACTGGTGCTGTCCGAACAGCAGAAGAAGCAGCAGAGACTACTCAAGAAGTAGCCCCAGTTATCTCTCAGCAGCAGTTTAATCAACTACTAGATATCCAACGAAGGATTGAAGTAGGCGATGCTGTTACACCCGCAGAGCAAAGATTCCTTCGTGACTTTGAAAGTCAACTTCCTCCACTAACGGACGATGCTGTTAAGGCTTTTGAGATTCAGTCACGCATCAATGCTGGGGAGATGGTTACCCAGGCTGAACAACGACTGCTATATGATTTTAATAAGTTAGATAAACCAATCTTCCAGGCTCCTCCTTCGCCTATTAAGTTTATGGATGAGGCTGAGGCAGCAACTACACCTTTAAATAAGGCAGTGATAGAGGGCGGTTCAGAGACATCCATTGGTAAAGCAATGGCTGAGGCTGATCAACTTGCATTCAAGACTGGTGACTATAGGGACTACCTAAAGACTTCTGCTACTAGGTTTGCTAATATTCGACCTGAGCAGTTTGCCAGGATGATAGACCCAAATAATCCCTTCAGGGACGCTAATGTCAAAGTCCTAGTGTCAAAGACCGAAGGAGATCAGGAAGCCCTCCAGCAGGTCTATGGGGCCTTACAGGGGCGGTTTAGATACGAAAGACAAACTGGTAAGACTTTCCAGGAAATCACTGAGGAAGGACAGCGTACTATCCCTGAAGATGTGGCTGTTGAAGCCCTGCTTAACAAGAAGGTCCAAGAGCTACTGCCTCCAGAGGTACTGGCCTCAGCAGTTAAAGCCACCAGGACAGCCATAGATGACTTGACACAGGCCAGGGAACTTGCTAGAGTAGCTAAGGAACTAGGCAGCGAAGAAGGATACGCTGTACTGCAGTCCATGATGGGCAAGGCTGCTAGTCTTCTGGCTGCTGTCGAAGGTAACGCAAGTAACCTGGGACGAGCACTGGCTTATCAGAAGCGCCTAAACCAGCTTATCAATCAGAATCAAAAGATTATTCCATTCTTAGGTGGTCGTTCATGCTAAAAGTAGATGTTAAATGTAAAGAGGCAATTGATGCATTCTTTAAAGGTCTTGATGATCTTGACAGAATGAACATGCTTCCTGGTGAAAAGGCTAAGGCACAAGCTAACTTTGTAAACCAGACATTAAAAGAGCCACGGTTTAGGGACAAAGTAGCAGAGTTTGTTGTTAACTCTTACATCTCTGGTGTAGGTACGATTGCTGTTAACGCTATGTCTGCCCTTGTCAAAGCCCCACTGGCTATCACAGAAAGATTCTTACTAGGTCTTATGCCTGGAAACTCTGTTCGGCTGCAAGAGTCTGCATCGATGATGCGTGGATTCTTTGAAGGCATGGCAGAAGGTATTGACTTTGCTAAGGCTGGCTGGGCTAGAGGAGCACCATTAGATACGACTGCTAACATTGACCAGATTAAACAAGCTATCGGTGGATCAGCGAACTCATCAGAGTTAGAGAAGAAAATTGGTGCTGTGGTTCGTATGCCTACTAAGGCATCAGTAGCCATTGATGAGTTTTCTAAGGCTATCTTTCGTAGGATGCAGTTTAATGCTGTGGCTGAGAGACTGACTCGTGCTATTCCTGATAGTAAATTAGGTGGTATGACGAGAGAAGAGTTGTATCAGAAACTGCGTCAAACTGATATCGGCAGTCTTACTTGGGCAGATGAGCTAAAGAAGATTAACCCAGTACTGGCAGACGACATCACTAACTTTGCTAAGAGTCAAACATTCCAGGCAGACTTAGGTAAGCTGGGTAACAGCATGCTAAGGCTTCGGGCAGAACACCCTGAACTTGTGTTCATTGCACCATTCATTAAGACACCTATTAACATCCTTAAAGATGCTCTGTCTTATACGCCTGCTAGTCTGTTTATGAAGCAGTTTAAAGGAAAGAAGGATGAGGCGTTAGCTCGTACTATGATTGGTGCTGGTTTGGCATCGATGACTGCGTATCATGTCTCTCAAGGTAATCTGACTGGGTCATATCCTAAAGATGCTGGTCGTAGAGAGGCTATGATAGCTGCTGGGATACCTGAGTACTCTGTTAAGATTGGTGACACATGGTATTCCTATGCTCGTGTCGAACCACTAGCTACGGTGATGGGTGTGTTTGCTGACTCTGTCGAATCATTGCGTGACTACTACAGCAAACCAAAAGCAGATAGGAAAATTCAAGAGCTTGCTGTTGATGGTACTTTAGCTATCACCAAGAACCTAACATCCAAGACATTCTTAGAAGGTATCACAGGTGTGCTCCAGGCTGTGCATGACCCTGAGCGCTATGGTGGCAGCTTTATCAATAGCTTTGCTGGCCTAGTCGTTCCTGCTGCAGTGGCTCAGTTTGCTCGTGTACCTGATCCATACCAGCGTGAAGTGCGTACATTTGATGAGGCACTACAAGCTCGTATCCCTGGCATGCGTGAAGACTTACCAGTTAAGCGTGACATCCTCGGTGAACCTAAGCCTAACTTATCTTATGGATTATCTGGTGTCATAGGTATTGCTGCTAGACCAACAGAACAAACTCCTGTGCAGCGTGAGATTCAATCTATTGGATTTAAATATGAAGCAGTGCCTAAGAAGATTCGTGATGTAGAATTAGATACTACTGCTTATGAAAGGTATGCCAAAGTATCTGGCGAATTAGTAGAGAGTCAACTAAACCAGCTAATCAATACACCTTTATATCAAAATTCTAATAAGTTAACTAAGAATATATTGATGAAACGTGTAGCAGAAAGAGCTAGACGAGCAGCCACTAATCAGATTCTGGTTGAGCAGTACAATAGCAATCCAGAATTTGCAGCAGAATTTCAGCGAAAGCGACTACTCGGTAAAGGCATAGAGGTCGGTGAGTGATCCAGCACAAACAGCCAGGGCTGCACTCTCTGGAATAAAAGAAGCTGTACAAATTGGCAGGGAAATTAAGGAAACTGCTAACGAAGTCAATGCCTTCCTAGACGAAGAAGCCAAAGCCAGACTAGCCTGGAAGCGTAAGCAGCAGCAGATTGAACGCCGTGGTGACATGATGTTCATGACTGCCTATGAAGAATACAAAATCATTAGGCAGATTAGGGACGCAGAGCAGGAGATGTACAGGCAGATTGAGCAGGAGTATGGCAGGGCTGCTGTCTCTGAGGTCAAGTCTCTTATCACGCAGATGCGTAAGCAGCACCTAGAGTTAAACGATGATTTCTACCGCAAGCGCATGGAGACAAGACGAGAGATGTTTTGGATATTGGTTGTATCTGGGTGTGTGTATGGTGTGTTTAAATTCATGGGGCTAATGTAATGATTACACTTCTATCTACTCTTGTGTCCTTCCTCATGGGCGGTCTGCCCAAGTTCCTAGACTTCTTCCAAGACAGGTCAGACAAGAAGCATGAGCTTGAGATGGCTCGTATGCAGACTGAGCGTGAGCTACAGATGGCAGAGCGTGGCTTCTTAGCACAAGCTAAAATCGAGGAGATTAGGACAGACCAAGTAGCCATGCAGACAGCAGTGCAGGAACGACAAGCCCTGTATGCACATGACATCGAGATTGGTAAAGGAGCCTCGCAGTGGGTTGTTAACCTGCGTGCATCAGTACGTCCATTGATTACTTATGGTATGTTCGTGATGTTGCTCTTTGTCAACATCTTTGGATTCTTCTATGCCTGGAAAACTGGTGTACCTTTCGAGCAGGCTATGTCAATCCTTTGGGATGAGGACAGCGCCATCATCTTCTCAAGCGTGATTGCCTTCTGGTTTGGTACTCAGAGCTTTAAGAAATGAAAGTATCAAAAGAATGCATCGACATGATAAAGCATCATGAAGGCGTTAGGACTCGCCCTTATCGTTGTCCTGCACTTCTATGGACTGTTGGTGTTGGTCATGTCATTGATCCCACACATATTGGAGTAAAACTAGATGAGCGAAAGAACCTACCAATCCCACCAGGATGGGACAGAACCCTTTCAATGGCAGAAGTGGACGAAATCCTATCCAATGATTTGGCTACGTTCGAGCGAGGCGTATTACGATTGTGTCCTACTGGTCTTACTCAGTCTCGCTTTGACAGCCTCGTTTCCTTCTCTTTCAATGTTGGTCTCGGCAATCTCCAACGCTCCACAATAAGGATGAAGCACAACCGTGGAGACTATGAAGGTGCAGCAGAAGCCTTCATGGCTTGGACCAAAGCAGGCGGCAAAGAGCTACCTGGATTGGTCAAGCGCAGGAAAGACGAGATGGCTTTGTACCTAACCCCATCCAAATAATACACGAACAAAGAAGAAATCTACTACTATAAAGTTTGTTCCTTCCTCTGGGTCTTGGACATACTCAAACCCTAACATCATACCAGCAATTAAACTTAATTCGATTGTCATATTTCGCAATGCCCCGCTACACAGGCTAAGGTCTGTGCTCCTTCAACATTATCATCTTCTTCCTTAAGATTATCCCATGCAATATCGCTAG